ACCACGGGGACCGCCTGGACAGCGGCAGCAGTAACTGAGACTGCCACCGCACTTGTCACAGTAGATGTGATTATCTTTCCAAAAGGGATGCTCACGGGGATTATCCTCAATCAATTACAGTAACCTCTGAGACAAATTGTCCCGTTGCCGTAGTACCGGCTCCACCAGCTGTCACGGTGAGTGCTCCAGCAGTGGTGACAGTTCCAGCAAGGTCTCCAGCACTACCTGCAGTGTAAGAAGTAACTGAAGAAAAGTTAGGAACATGTCCTACAGTAGGTGCAGAAGTTGGGATAACATCAGCTTGAGTAAACGACTGACTATAACTAAATGCATTACCATTTGTATGTTGTGTCGCTGCAATGGTGCCTGGATTCAAAATACCACTGGTGATTGTGCCGGTAGAGATTGTTCCGGCAGTATTACCATCGGTAGTATTTACACCACTACCTGCAATAGCGTAAGTATTTCCTACGCGAGATGCAGTGGATCGAGCAGCATCTACAGTAAGTTGCACACTAGAAGCGTGCTTAGTAACAAGTCCGCCCGCATTTGCTGCTGTAGCGGTCATCAGTAGCATTACGATTGGTAAAAATCTTTTCATTTTTCCATCGATAAGGAGTCTTACTTATATGTAGGTCTGGAAAACCTTACACATATGTTCGGTACGCCTCATCTTAAAGATTTTTTTATTTGATTAAATAAAACTGTTGGAGGTTTGGTTCGTCACCGAACCCCTTCAACGCCAAAGGTTGCCTTCGGGGACCACACAATAAAACTCGCTTACAAAAGGAGCATACAAATGACAGGACTTAGAAAGTTCGGCACGAAAGATCTTGGTGCCATCGTAGACGCTGCAGAAAGGTACAGTGTTGGACTAGATGATGTTTTTTATAGACTACATTCCTATGGAAAGGGATCTGTTAATGACGCATACCCTCCATATAATCTTGTACAAGAATCAAATGTTAAGTGGAGGATCGAAGTAGCACTTGCTGGTTGGTCTAAGGATGAGTTTGAAGTATCTACAGAATCAAATGTCCTTCTGATCAGATCGATTACACCAAAAAATAAAGGTGAAGAGGAATACATGCATAGAGGTATTTCTAGTCGCACCTTTGCAAGAGGATTTAATTTATCAGACGATGTTGAAATAGGCACAGTCACTTTCAATAATGGATTGCTTGTGGTAGAATTGAGGAGAATCATTCCTGACCACCAGAAACTAAAGGTTTATGAAATCCAAGATTCTGCATTACCTGAAGGTGATGCTGATGCATCCAGTAACACACTTTAATATCTTATCTGTAGGAATGTTCATCATGATCGGACTGCTGCATAACCATGCTCACTACACTATGGAATTGGATGCCGATTCATATGTGAGAACATGGTGTAAAAAGAATTCCGATAAATGTGCTAAGTTCATTGACGACGACTATTAGTATGATATATAATGATGCTTGTGTCAAACTTAACCAATGAATGTAACTATTAAACAACCTGACGGCACTGCCACAACTTTTGAATGTCCAGAGGATGAATATATCTTAGATGCTGCTGAAGAAGCAGGTATTGATATGCCATATTCTTGTCGTGCTGGTGCATGTTCTACATGTGCTGGTAAAATTGAAAGTGGTACAGTTAACCAGGAAGATCAATCCTTTCTTGATGATGATCAAATTGCAGCAGGATTTTTACTTACCTGTGTGTCGTACCCTACATCTGATGTTGTAATCTTTTCAGAACAGGAGGAGTGTCTATACTGACATATATAATATGCAACTGAAGAGACCACCCTGCCGGGGGTCTCTTTTTGTTTGGAGTTACTATGAATGTTTATGTAAACTTAAAACCGAATAACTACAATGGCGATACAGATTTGCTAACTGTTGAAGTACCCGCATCATATACAGATGAACTTCTAAAATATGTTAGACCTATCGCAGAACAAAAGAATATTGAAGAATTAAAAATCCTTAAAGATATTATTAAGGAATCAGTAAACGAAATTGAACGGAGGAATTATGAGCGTAAGAATCGTAAGAATGCAAAACGGTGAAGATGTCATTTGTGATCTTTATGAAGTGACAACACCGGAAAAAAAGGATGAAGTATTTGCTTTGCAACTAAGAAATCCTTATCTGATTTATATGGTTAATGGAATGAATGCTGATACTGACGGCAAAGTCCATAAAATCACAGAACCCGAAATCGCATTAGAACCTTGGATGCCCTTGTCATCAAAAGACAGCGTAATGATTAAGATGGATGAGGTTGTTACTGCATACGAAACTTACGATGCAGTTTTAGAAAAGTACAATGAATTATTGGAGATTACAAATGGAGGAAGAGGCACAACTGCAGGGTCAGATCAAATTGATCCTACTCAAAGAGAGACCCGAGTTCCTACTAGGGAAAGTGACACAACTAGACGAGGAGCCCAGCTTGCTAATTGAGAACTGCTATGCAGTAACAGGGGATGAGATGATTCAAGTCTTCCCACCATACACACCACAGCGAGATTTGTTCTTGACTTCTGAATCGATTTTTACTATACTGGACCCAAGTCCCAAACTAGTTGAAATCTACGAGAAAGCATGAGCGTCTTCTACACCAATATTCAACTTGCTGGTGACACTATTTTATATCGAGGTATCAAAGACGGAGAACCTGTGCAGTTTCGCTGCAATTTTTCTCCGACTTTGTATGTTCTTTCAAATAAAAACGAAGAGTTTAAAACACTGGATGGTAGAAATGCCGCTCCTATGAAATTTGAAAGTGCAAGAAAGGCAAGAGATTTTATTCAGCAATATGATGGTGTAGAAGGATTTGAAGTTCATGGATATGAAAGGTATGTATATCAATGGATTCGTCAGGAGTTTCCTGGTGAAGTAAATTATGATATGAATCAAATGAAAATCTATGCATTGGACATTGAGGTCCAGTGTGAGAATGGATTCCCTAATGTTGATGAGGCAGCAGAGGAAATGTTGTCTATCACCATTAAGGATATGGTGACTAAAAAGTATTATAGTTGGGCAACCAGAGAGTTTGATGCACCTGCAGGTGTGGAAACTTTTATCTTCTGGACCGAGAATGAAATGCTGAACCATTTTATTGGATGGTGGGCGCAAAATACTCCAGACATCCTTACTGGGTGGAATGTTAATCTATATGATGTTCCATATATTGCTCGACGGATTAGTCGCGTTCTTGGTGATAAATGGATGAAAAGTTTGTCCCCGTGGAACCGTGCAAATGAGAGGGAAGTCTATGTCCAAGGTCGGAAAAATTATGCTTACGATATCTCTGGTATCAATATTCTTGACTATCTCGATCTTTATAAAAAATTTACATACTCAAGTCAAGAGTCTTACCGACTTGACCATATCGCTTTCGTCGAACTTGGTCAGAGAAAAGTTGATCACTCTGAATACGAAAACTTTAAAGATTTCTACACCAGAGATTGGCAGAAGTTTATGGAATACAACATCCAAGACGTTGAACTGATTGACAGATTGGAAGATAAGATGAAGTTGCTTGAATTGGCAATCACTATGTCTTATGATGCAAAGGTTAATTTTGAAGATGTGTATAGTCAGGTCCGTATGTGGGACACAATGATCTATAACTATCTCAGTGATCGCAATATTGTTGTTCCTCAGAAAAAACGAGAGGAGAAAGATGAGAAATATGCGGGGGCGTATGTTAAGGAACCGATTCCGGGAAAGTATGATTGGGTGGTTTCTTTTGACCTTAACAGTCTTTATCCCCATCTTATTATGCAGTACAATATTTCACCAGAAACACTGGTCGAAACCAAACACCCATCGTCTACTGTTACTGGAATCCTTGATGAAACGCTAGATATTGATGGAGAGTATTGTGTATGCGCTAACGGTGCTCAGTATCGTAAAGACATTCATGGTTTTTTACCAGAAATGATGCAGAGAATCTACGATGAACGAACGATTTATAAGAAGAAAATGCTTAAGTCTAAGCAAGCTCTTGAACATGCCACCACATCTACAGAAACCGTGGCACTACAAAAAGATATATCAAAGTTCAACAACATTCAAATGGCACGAAAAATCCAACTTAACAGTGCCTATGGTGCCATCGGAAATCAATACTTCCGATATTACAATCTGGCAAATGCTGAGGCGATTACTCTCTCGGGTCAAGTCTCAATTCGATGGATCGAAGGAAAAGTAAATCAGTACCTAAACAAACTACTTAAAACAGAGGATCACGATTATGTTATTGCTTCCGATACTGACAGTATCTATATCTGTCTCGATCTACTTGTTCGCACAATATTTGATGGTAAAGATGTTTCTAAAGAGAGGATCGTTAACTTCCTTGACGATGCTTGCAAGAAACGAATCGAACCTTTCATCGACAAATCATATAAAGAACTAGCAGATTATGTAAATGCCTATGAACAAAAGATGTTCATGAAGCGTGAGAACATTGCAGAAAAAGGCATCTGGACTGCTAAGAAACGGTATATGCTTAATGTCTGGGATAGTGAGGGTGTTCGTTATGAAAAACCCAAACTTAAAATGATGGGTATTGAAGCGGTTAAATCTTCTACACCCGCAGCATGTCGCACATCAATTAAGGAATGTATTGAAGTTATTCTCACCAAAGATGAAGATGATGCACAAAAATATATTGCTAATTTTAGATCAAAATTTAATGAATTGCCAATCGAAGATATTTCATTCCCGAGGGGGTGTAATAATCTAAATAAGTGGTCGAACCCTCAATCGATATACAGTAAAGGCACTCCCATTCATGTGCGGGGTGCATTGTTATATAACTTCCATAACAAGAAGAATAAACTTACACATAAGTATCCTTTGATTCAAGAGGGGGAAAAGGTCAAGTTTGTATATTTGAAAACCCCTAACAAAATTAACGAGAATGTAATCAGTTATCTGGGTACATTCCCGAAGGAGTTTGGACTTGACAAACAAGTGGACTATGACTTACAATTCTCAAAGTCGTTCCTTGATCCCATCAAAGTTATAATGGATACAATTGGTTGGCAGGCAGAAAAAGTACCATCACTGGAGTTTCTATTTGGATGAATACCACTACAAAATATATTGTAACCTATCAAAATGCTTTTGGATTCTCACCTAGAGAAGAAAAAGTATTTAACGATCATAAAGAAGCCGAATGGTTTGAACGCGCCATGAAGCGTTCCAATTACATCACATCATTATTGGAGGTCAAGGAGTGAATTTTTTAAAGGACGTAGCAAAAGAAATTGGTAATGAGTATGCAGGACTTGTTAGTGATGGTATCTCAGCAGGAGATACTTCTGACTTCATTGATACTGGTAGTTACATTTTCAATGCTTTGGTTAGCGGTTCAATCTACGGTGGAGTCCCCTCAAACAAGATCACTGCTATCGCTGGTGAGTCTTCTACTGGCAAGACTTTCTTTTGTCTTGGGATTGTGCAGCATTTCCTTGACAGCAATCCCGATGCTGGGGTAATTTACTTTGAATCTGAGTCTGCTATTTCAAAGCAGATGATTGAAGATCGTGGTATCGCATCTGATCGTATGATGATTGTACCCGTTGCTACTATCGAACAGTTCCGAACTCAGTCTTGTCGTATCCTTGACAAGTATATGGAGCAGAATGAGGCAGATCGTAAACCGTTAATGTTTGTCTTGGACTCTCTGGGTATGCTTTCAACTGAAAAAGAGATTGCTGATGTTGCTGCTGATAAGCAGGTTCGTGACATGACTAAGAGTCAACTTATCAAGGGTGCCTTCCGTGTGTTGACATTAAAACTTGGTAAAGCAAATGTTCCAATGCTGGTTACAAATCATACATATGATGTAATCGGTGCTTATATGCCGACCAAAGAAATGGGAGGAGGAAGTGGACTCAAATACGCTTCATCAACAATTATATATCTATCAAAGAAGAAGGAAAAGGACGGTACAGAGGTTGTTGGCAATATTATCAAATGCAAAGCACACAAATCCCGACTGACAAAGGAGAACTCACAAGTTGAAACTCGTCTTTATTACGACCGTGGACTTGACCGCTATTACGGACTATTGGAACTGGGTGAGAAATACGGAGTATTCACCAAGCGGGGGAACCGGATCGTTGTTGGTGAATCTGCTATTTACCCTAAGTCTATTCTCGCTGATCCGGAAAAGTATTTCACCCCCGAAGTGATGCAAGCACTAGATGAAGCAGCAGCACAGGAATTTCGTTATGGCAATTAATCTTGAGGATTATGTTAAAGTATATGATAACATTCTTAGTGAATCTGTATGTGAAAGTATACTCTCGTGTCTTAATAGGTCCAACACAGAGTATATTGATAGAGGGCAGCGACCTTCATTCACGAACCTAAATATATCCATACAATATGCTCAAAAAAATCCTCTATGGATTTCTTTGTATGAAACTATTATAAAGTCTTTTTCATCTGCTGCTAAAAAATATACAGATGATCTTGACCTTGGACCTGATTTTCCTGAGGAATATTCTTTTGAGCAGATTTGTATTAAGACCTACGCTAATAATGATTACGACCAATTTAAAGATCATGTAGATGTCGGAAATCATAATACAGCTAAGAGATTTTTAGCTTTATTTTTATATCTTAATAATGTGGAAAAGGGTGGGCAGATATCTTTTCCAAAACTAAACTACCAAATTACTCCAAAATGTGGTAGACTACTAGTGTTCCCGCCAACTTGGCAGTATCGGTACGCTATACTCCCTCCAGTATCCGAACCAAAAACTATCATTGGATCTTACTTACACTACTTATGAGTTTAGAACTTACTATTCTTAGTAATCTTATTTACAGTGAGAAGTACACGAGGAAAGTTCTGCCTTTCCTTAAGATGGATTACTTTACAGAAAGATCGAATAAAATTATTTTTCTTGAAATCCATGAATATGTGAGTCAATATGATACCTTGCCATCTCTCAATGCAGTTAGCATAGAATGTCAGGAACGAACTGATCTTAACGAAGACCAATTTAAAGAAATACTTGAGGTTTTAAGTGTCCTTTCCGATGATCCCGCAGACCACGATTGGCTCGTTGATACTACAGAGAAGTGGTGTCAGGAGCGTGCGATTTACTTATCTCTTATGGAGTCTGTCAAAATTGCTGACGGACAAGACACCAAGAAAGATAAAGGTGCTATTCCTCAAATTCTTTCGGAAGCGTTGGGTGTCTCGTTCGATCAACATGTAGGTCACGATTATGTCCTAGATGCAGAACAAAGGTATGAATTCTATCACCGCAAAGAATCAAAGATCCCATTCGATTTGGAATTCTTCAATAAAATTACGAAGGGTGGTCTTTCTAACAAAACTCTTAACATCGCACTCGCTGGTACTGGCGTGGGCAAGTCTCTGTTTATGTGTCACATGGCTGCCGCAACGCTCCTTAGCGGCAAGAACGTGTTATACATCACGATGGAGATGGCGGAAGAAAAAATCGCTGAACGTATTGATGCAAACCTTCTTAACATTCCGATCCAGAAACTGACTGATTTGCCAAAGGTTATGTTTGATAAAAAGATCAGATCATTGAGTAAAAAAACTCAGGGTAAACTTATAATTAAAGAATACCCCACGGCATCTGCACATGTCGGTCATTTTAAATCTCTTGTTAGTGATCTTGCTCTTAAGCGGGGCATTAAACCCGATATTATCTTTGTGGACTACCTTAATATTTGCGCTTCCCAGAGATATAAGGGGTCTATTGTTAACTCATATACCTATGTCAAAGCGATTGCAGAGGAACTTAGGGGATTTGCCTGTGAGTGTAATGTTCCTGTTGTCTCTGCCACGCAGACCACTCGTGCAGGTTATGGTAGCACTGATGTTGACCTTACTGATACTTCTGAATCCTTTGGTCTTCCTGCTACTGCTGATCTTATGTTTGCCCTTATTTCTACCGAGGAGTTAGAGGGTATGAATCAAATTATGGTAAAGCAACTTAAGAACCGTTACAATGATCTTACATCAAATAAAAGGTTCTGCTTAGGTATTGACAGAGCGAAGATGAAGCTGTATGATGTGGAAGATTCTGCTCAAGAAAACCTAATCGATTCTGGTCAGGCAAATCAAGGGCAGCAAATCGATCTCGTTAAAAAATTCACAGCAAACAAAACATTTCAAGACCTAAAGTATGATTGATCCTAAAAAATATGTTGAATTCGTCAATGCGGTTACATCAACGCCGTCCAAAGAGCATGAAGCATTCATTTATCGTCTTCAGGAACTTGAGGGTCAGGGATTTTCTTCCGAGCGACTGCTTACTGCATCTGTAGGCATGTGTGCTGAGGCAGGTGAGTTTACTGAGGTAGTCAAAAAAATTGTCTTCCAAGGCAAACCTGTCACCGAAGAAAACATGTTTCACCTGAAGCGTGAACTGGGTGACATTATGTGGTATGTTGCTCAAGCATGTATGGGTCTAGACATCAGTCTCGATGAAGTGCTTGCTATGAATGTTGAGAAACTCTCTGCCCGTTATCCTGATGGTGCTTTTGATGTTCACTTCTCCGAAAATCGTAAGGAAGGTGATGTATGAAGTTTACTCAAGAAGATCTTTGGGAAACCATTCAAACACTTGGATGGGATACCAAAGATGATATCCACATCGAAATTGGTGGCACCTCTGTCTATGAGATTGAAGGTGCAGGCACCAAGTGGGCACCTGTCAAAGGCACCCGTAAATACAATAAAGATGCATTTATTGTAATCAAAAACAAATCTAGAAATCCATTTATTCCATCTAATCCAAATCATGACAGCAGTACCCAAGGTAACAGTTCAGGAACTTGAAGACAAGTATCCTACTTTCAGCACTGAGTTTGCCAAGAATTGGCGCTTCATTGTTAAGAAGGCACTTGCCGATCAAGTTCGACGCAATCCCAACAGCAACTCTCTTCGTGGACTGAAAGATGTCGCGAAGAACCATTTCACTCTACTCCTTGAAGACAAGGAATGGAATAAAGTGGTGAACATGTTGTCTCAAAGATTCATCAAGAGTAAGCACTCTCCCGAGTGGGACCAGTTTCGTGAGATGCTCCCTAACATCTTTCCCGAGAAGTCTGTTGGCCAACTCAGTTGGTTTGAAGATGCAGAGGGTATTCCCAATTCTGTATCTACTGTTCAGGAATCTCCATCTAAAAAAGATGATGGGTGTGCTGTAATCATCATTCAGCACGGCAATTTCAAGAGTCAATATACGAATGTTCCTTCTGAAGTCGCTCTCATGATCAACGCTGAACTTTCTAAGTCTCTTGCCTAAATAACTCAAAAGGTTAATTAAGGTATGGCATACGAACCTTCTGAAGGTCTATATGCAGGAGCAGCATTCTTGCCTACAGGCGAACTCATGAATGCAAAAACAGATCCAGCAGTTTTTGATGCTTTATATTCAAAAGTTTTACAAAACTTACAGGGTAATCAAGTATTAGATGCTGCTGGAAATGCTACTAAAAATGGCATGATTGCTGCCATTCAAATACCCAATGATGCAGCAAAGAAAAAAGTTTATGCTGATATGGCAGCTGCTATATCAGCAGTATTAGGAACTAGGAAGGAAGTTAATCCTGGTGTTCCGGCAAGAGTATATTTAACTGGTAATAAATGGCATAAGGATGTAGAAAAATTTAAGATTAACGCATATGGCATGGCGGATTACAACTCCTCTGATGTCATTTTGTTTTATCCACCCAAAACATATGTTGGTATTTCTTTGAAAAAGAAACCAGCAGCAACAGCAGCAAGTCCAACTCTTATTAACAATGCTTTCTCAAAATTTATTGAAGGACCAAAACTAACAAGTGTTAGACAACAATTAAACGATCATCGAATTAAATTTTTTGCAGGTGTAATTAAACAGGCATGTCAAAAAGGTGGTCCCCTTGAGAACATTGGTGTCGCAAAAAAAGATATTGCAAAATTAAATCCTAGTAATATGCAAGATGCAAAGATATTATGGGATATGAAAGTTGCTAGACAGAAAGGTAATAGAGTCGAACAGATTGCACTGATCAATCTTAAAGGGGAAAATGAACTGTCTAGAGATGGTCTTATTAGATCGGGTAGCTCCCCTTCCCAAAAGAGTTTTAGAAATTATGTTAATGATCAGTTAAAGAGTACGGGTGGTCGATTAAATCCTTTGTATTCTGGATTTCTTGAAATCATGAATAAACCGGCTGTTAGTAACACTCTTGCTGACGCTTTGTTAACTAGGGTTCTTAAGGTAAATCTTTTAGATGAACTTTCTACATGGAAAGAAGCTGACTTTGGATTTTATTTAACGGAAGGTGTTGGTACTGTTGATAATAATTTAAAACCCAGTGTCGGTAATGCCAATATGGTTAACATTCATAGTGTTATGATTGCCATGGCAAAACTATCAAAACAACCTGCGAGAATGGAATTGGATAAACAGAAAACTTTTGCTAGAGATGCAGCTAAAGTTTTCTTTACATTATACAAAGGAAAAATACCAGTTCTTGAAATTGAGTTAAGATATAAAGGATCATTTACCGCTATGCCTCAGTTCTTTGCTGGCATCACACCAGAATTTAAAAAGATCCTTAGGTCCGGTATTTAAACTGGCACAATCCTATGTGCGACTCGACTCTGACATGCTATAATACTGGTATAGACACGAGGGACATGCCTAACAAACACCTTGAGCATCCAGAAGATTCTATCTTCGATGGTCGTCGGGCAGCACTTGCTGCTGTCAAAGAGATGCTTTTGTGTCGCAATGTCAGTGTCAAATGGGACGGTGCTCCCGCAATTGTTTTTGGTACTAATCCTGAAAATGGCAAATTTTTCGTGGGAACAAAGTCAGTCTTTAACAAAGTCAAAGTCAAGATCAACTACACCCAAGAAGATATCGATCAAAACCATACTGGTAGGGTCGCTGATATCCTTCGTCTCTGTCTTCATCATCTTCCCCGTATTGATGATATTGTTCAAGCTGACTTTATTGGTGTTGGTGGCGGCAGGACATATACTCCCAACACTATTAGTTATCGGTTTGATTCTCCTATTACTAGGGATATTCTTGTAGCCCCTCATACTTCTTATACGGAAGTATCACCCACAGCAGAAGCAACTATTGGAGTTCGACTTGAGTCTGCATTAGGTACAGAATTTATTGACACTACTGATGCTCATGTTGGTAGATGGTTTGCACCCAAATTAATTGCGGAGATTCTCGCATTGATTCCTCAATGTAAGGTATCCAAAGATAAGTCTACTCGTATGCATTTGAGGTCGCATGTCAATAAGTTCATCCGTTCAGGGAATCTTCCGAGTCCTGAAGTAATGTATAATACTGTTAGTGCTAAATATAAGGAAGAGGTTAATGTTCAGACCTTTATGGTGTGGCATAAAATCTTCCAACTGAAACAGCGTCTACTAGATGCGATTGTCACAAATGGGAATGTTGAATGTTTCATTGATGGGAAACCATCTTCACACGAAGGCTTTGTAATAATCTCGAACAATCCATATAAAATCGTAGATCGACTGACTTTTAGTAAAGCAAACTTTAATCTTAGTAAGAATTGGTAGAATGAAAAAGTTCAGTGCTTTCCTAACTGAAGCGGCCAGATCACGCGCAGCCCAAGAGGCAGAAAAATTAAGACTGACACATGTAGGGTACGGTAGATACGCCAACGAACGAGGCGAAGTTACCCATATGTCTCAGGACGGAAAACTTGTACAATTAGATCCTAAAACCCAAGCAGTTGCCGATCAAGAAAATGGAGCAGAAGAAACTGGAGATGGCACGGGTGCGGTCGATCAAGGCACGATTGCTATTACATTTGGAAGATTTAATCCACCTACTATCGGACATGAAGCTCTCATAAAACGAGTCGCCAGAGAGGCAAAAAATGGAGAGTATAGAATATACCCAAGCAGGTCGCAGGATCCTAAAAAGAACCCCCTCGATCCAGGTACTAAAATTAAATTTATGCGGAAGGCATATCCGGATCATGCCAATGCAATTATTGCGAATGATAATATGCGTAGTATTTTTGATGTTCTCGCCGCTCTCGATAGTGAGGGATATAGCAGTGTTACTTTGGTTGTGGGAGGCGACCGGGTTAGTGAGTTTAACTCGTTAGCAAATAAGTATAATGGTAAACTGTATAACTTTGAAAAAATTAATGTAGTATCTGCAGGCAATAGAGATCCAGACTCCGAAGGTGTTGAGGGTATGTCTGCATCTAAACTTAGACAGGCAGCAGCGGATGATGACTATGATACTTTTGTCGCTGGTATGCCTAAAGGATTAAGTAGAAAAGATAAGCAAGAACTTTATAATACTCTTAGGGGTTCTATGCAAGTAGAAGACTTCAGTGATTTTGCTGAAGTTTCATATGACTTACATGAGATTGCTCCTAAACTAGATCCTCAGGGTTTAAGAGAAGCATATTTTGATAACAAATTATTTGATATTGGGTCAATAGTTGAGAATGTAAACACTGGAGTTGTTGGTAAAGTTGTTAGTCGTGGTAGTAACTATGTCATCTATGTTGATGAAAATGATAATATCTTTAGATCTTGGTTAAAAGATTTACAAGAAATCAATGATATTAAATTTTTCAATTATACACCTGCTGGTGAAATGGGAACTGATAAACTTGCAAACTATATGAAAAAAATAACTCCAGGTGAATTCATAAAGAAGATAAATAAAAAGGATAAGACCGCTGAGTAAAATGTACGATCCTAAACCAATTGACATGTCTGAGGCACTCAGACAAGTGTATGAGGGTAAAAAACTAGATCCTGTTGGGCAGGAAGATAAGGATATTGATAATGATGGAGATCATGATAAATCCGATAAGTATCTTCTGAATCGCCGCAAGGTTCGTGGTAAAGCTATCAAGACTCGTAATGAGGAAATTGAGGCTGTAGAAGAGATGCAGGTTAGGACATCGAGCCGCGCTAAGTTTGATAGTGCTAGCGGCAAGAATACTGCTATTCAGCGTGGTGGAGAGACTGCTGCTATTGAAAAGAAAAGTCAGCAGCAGCGCGTTGATGCTAATGCTGCAGGTGCTCGTGGTCCTGAATTTCAAGGTGCTGCTAAATTTCAACAGATGAAGCGCACAATGCCTGCTCGACTCAAAGAACAACTGGATCAATTTGTTGATTCTCTTGACAATGAAGAACTTGATTTTGTTCTTGCTCAAATTGAAGAAGAAAAAAAAGGTATGCATCGTGATGCTGAAACTGGTGAGGTTGTAGACAAACCAGAAATTGGTAGAATTTATTACCCTAACATGCCCAAGCGGAAGACTTCTGTAGCAATCCGCAAAGAAAAAGAACAAGAAGAAAAGAAAAAAAAGGAACAGCAAGAACAATTCCGAATTGATAGAGTAGTTGCTGAACTCTACAAAGGTAAGCACGGTCAGTCTGAAAAAGAATATCAGGACGGTAGATCTGATGCTGGTAAGATGGTTTCTGGTGACTCTAAGATGAGTGGTGCTAAGTACACTCATGGTAGAAGAGTTGATGATGGTGGTGCTGGTCCTCAAGAAGCAGGTGGTTCTAAGAAACCAAA